AGAAACAGTAAGTAAATTATTAGAAACAAATAAATCAGTTGTTGATTTTATTGATACCGCGGAAGAATCTGGCGCTTTAATTGCTATAAAAGAAGAAGACTTCAATAGTAATAATTATTATACACATATGGAAATTGACCCATCATTTATTTTAGGTGTAATGGGAAATCAAATTATTTATCCAGAACATAATCCAGTAACGCGTAATTCATTTTCTTGTGGACAAAGTAAACAAGCTGTATCTGTATATCATTCAAACTATCAAATGCGCATAGATAAAATGGGTGTTGTATTAAATTATGGTCAAACACCACTTATTAAATCTAGATACTTAGAATATATAAATAATGAAGAACAACCTTATGGTATTAATGCGATTGTTGCGATTATGAGTTTTACAGGCTATAATGTAGAAGATGCTATTTTAATTAATGAAGGTTCAGTTCATAGAGGAATATTTAGAACAACTTATTTTTCAATGTATGAATCAAGAGAAGAAAATACAGAAATATCTGGTAATGCTAGTTCAAAATTTGCTAATATAGAAAAAAATAATGTCATTCGAACTAAACCTGGGTTTGACTATAGTCAGTTAGATAATTATGGAATGATTAAAGAAAATACCCCACTAAATGACAAAACAGTAGTAATTGGTAAAATTACTAGTAATCCTGATGATAATGATTTATGGATTGATTCATCTGTTACACCTAAAAAGGGTCAATTAGGGTTTGTAGATAAGTCTTTTATAACACAAGGAGAAGAAGGCTCTAATATCGCAAAAGTTAGAGTTCGCGAAGAAAGGGTCCCCGCAATAGGTGACAAAATGGCTTGTGCTTTACCTACACAACAAGTTTTAACTGATAAAGGATGGATAGAAATTAAAGATATTAATATTAATACTCATAAAGTAGCAACATTAGATACAAATGGAAATATGTGTTATGAATATCCAGTTAATAAATTTGAATACGACCATAATGGAAAAATGTATTATATAAAAAATAAACAAGTTGAAGTAATTTGTACTTTAAATCATAAATTATATGTTAAACGAAGAGAGAAATCAAAAGGAGATAAAGAATATGAGTTAATTGAAGCAGAAAATGTTATGGGTAAGATGGTAAGATTTCAAAAGTCTATGAATAATACTTATTCAGATATTGAATATATTACTTTGGGTGAAAAAAAATATAAAATGGATGATTGGTTACAATTATTAGGTATGTTTATTGCTGATGGGTCAACAAACTCAGGAGCTATTTATTTATCAGCACATAAACAAAGAAAAATTGATTTTAATACAAATATATTAACTAAACTAAATATTGATTATAAATATAATAATGTACAAGATAATTTTAACATATTAAAAGGTAAATATCCAGAAATTTATGAAGAAGTTAATAAATTAAGCGTTGGAGCTTTAAATAAATATTTACCTGATTATGTTTGGAATTTATCACAAAGACAATGTATTATATTACTTGAAGCATTAATGCAAGGAGACGGTCATACATACGCAGATGGGTTTTCAAGATATGGAACTATTAGTCCAAGATTGGCAAATGATGTATCTAGATTAGCAGTTCATTGTGGCTGGTCTGGAGTTATTAAAATAGCTTCTGAACCTGATGGAAAAGGTCATTTAATAAGAAATTCAGGAAAAGATAAAGATAATTTTCATATTATAATGTCAAAACATACTTATTATAAAATTAGTATTATTCGTAAGCAAAATCAACCATTTATAAATAAAAAAGTAAACGATTCCAATGAGGAAAAATTAATTGATTATGAAGGAAAAGTATATTGTATTGAAATGTCATCGTCACATTTATATTATATGCGCGAGAATAATTTCGCACCATCTATGCTCATAGGAAATAGTCGCGCGGGTCAGAAAGGAACTTTAGGTCTCATCATTCCCGAAAAAGATATGCCTTTTGCGGCTGATGGAACAAGACCAGATTTAATTATAAATCCTCACGCTATTCCATCACGTATGACTATTGGGCAAATTGTTGAATCATTATTTGGCAAAGCATGCGCAATTTATGGTGGATTCGGAGATTGTACAGCCTTTCAGGTTAAAGGCTCTAATTATGCGACGTATGGTCCAATGTTAACAAACGCTGGATTTCATTCTAGTGGAAAACAATTGATGTACAATGGAATGACTGGAAACCAAGTTGAAGCTGACATTTATATGGGACCAACATATTATATGCGTTTAAAACATATGGTAAAAGATAAAATAAATTATAGAGCTCGCGGTCCAAACACAAATTTAACAAGACAGCCTGTTCAAGGTCGAGCAAATGATGGAGGTCTTAGAATTGGTGAAATGGAACGTGATGGTGTTTTAGCACATGGAATGTCTTATTTTTTGAATGAATCATTTATGGTAAGAGGTGATGAATATCATAATATGGCTGTATGTAATAAAACAGGTGCTATTTCAATTTATAATAATTCAAAAAATTTATTTTTTAGTTTGTTTGCTGATGGTCCAATTAAGTTTCATACAAATCCAGATGGAACACAAAATGTGAAAAATGTTAGTAATTTTGGGCGTTCATTTAGTATTTTAAGAGTGCCTTACGCTTTAAAACTATTAATTCAAGAATTAGAGATATTAAATATTCAAATGAGAGTAATTACAGATGATAATGTTGACCAATTATTAAATATGTCTTATTCAAATAATATTACTAAGTTATTAAAGATAGAAGAACCTAAGGAAATTGTAGATACAAAAATAATAACAAAAGAATATTATAATCAATTATTTGAAAAATATGAAAAATTTAAATCTCAAAATGGACCTGCTTTGGAACCAGTTGAGTTTAAATTAATTATAAAAAATAAATATGAAAAAATACCTAATCTTGCGCTACTAAATAGAAGCAACGAAAAACAACCAATTGAAACTATTATTGATAAGTATGTTCAGGATGTAAAAATATTATTAACTAAACAAAATCAAATAATTAAACTTCCTAATGAATCTCCTGTAATACAAAGTGCTGAATATAGTTCTGAAGTGCTTTCTATTCCTCCTAATTCATATGAATCGCCAGATTATGCTCCTAATTCACCTGGTTATGCTCCTAATTCACCTGGATATAATTCACCTGGTTATGCTTCTAATTCACCTGGTTATGCTCCTAATTCACCTGGATATAATTTAGAATCAGAAAATGTAGAAGATAACTCTTTAAAAATTCAAAACCCTCAAAATTATAATGTCTTATCAGATGATTTATCGCAATCAGAAGTTTCAATACCAACAGATAAAGAAACAATTTTAGAAGTTGATGAACCTAAACCAGAAGAAAAAAATGAAGAAGAAAAAAATCAAGATAATAGTAGTAGTAGTGATAGTAAAAAAATTATACTTACAAATAATGTAAATGAAAACTCTGATAACAAGTAAAATATAAAAATATATTAATAAATAAAATTGAAATAAAAAGAATTACCAATGATAATATTATAGTATAATATGACAACTCAAAACTTAAGTAGCCAAATTTCTTCCATTTACACTTCTAGAAATGTTGTGTTAAATTTAATGAGAAGGCAAGGATATAATGTTGACGATTATGATAAATTTAGTATTAATGAAGTTAACACAATGAAGCAAAATAATCAATTGGATATGCTTCTTGAACAAAACGAAGAAGATGAAAATACAAAAAGAAAAAATAAAATTTATATAAAATATTATTTAGGCAAAATGGTTAGACCAGCAAATATCAGTGAAATGGTGGATGATTTGTTTAATTTAGAAGTAATTTTGACAAAAGATGATACATTATTTATAATTATTAAAGAAGATATGAATGATACACTTATAAGTGAACTAAAACATATATGGGAAAAAGATGGTATATTTATTGTAATACAAAATATAAAAAGATTACAGTTTAATATTTTGGACCATATTCTTGTTCCAAATCATCGTGTTATGAAAAATTCTGAGCTGGGTAATATTATGAAAAAATATAATATTTCAAATATAATACAATTTCCAGACATATCAAGATTTGACCCAGTTGCTCAAGTAATAGGATTAAGACCAGGTCAAGTATGTGAAATTACAAGAGCTAGTAAAACAGCTATTGAATCAATGTATTACAGAGTTTGTATTTAATTAGTATAAAATAAATAACATAAAGCTTAATTGATTATTATTTTATGTATAAAAAAGAATTTGATTTGTTTAATTATGAATATATGGAATTACACTCATATAGACAACTTGCTATAGGATATTTTTTTATATTTCTTGGAACTTCTGGATTGATTATATCTTTTTTTAATATAATTAATTTTTTTATGTATTGAAATTTAATTTAGATATGTATATTAATGGAGTTACATCAAGATAATTTAGTAGATGATTTAACAAAACCTCAAGTTTTTTTATCTCAAATAAATACTCTTAAAGAAAAATTACCTTCAATTTTAGAGGATTTTGTAAAATATTATATTTTTTACAATAAAAATCCTGAATACAATGAATATCAACAAATGTTTGAAAATATTAAAAGTAATTTACAAAAAATAAATTCAGAATTATTTATGACTTTAAATAATATTGATAAAAATACAGAAACTATAAATGATAGATTACAAAAAATAAATATTTCAATAGCAAAAGAAAAAATAAAAAATAAACAACTTAAAAAAAGATTAGGTATTGTTGAAAAAAAATATAATGGTTCTGATGAATTAATTAGTGATTATAAAGAAATATATAATTTAGATTATTTAAATAATTTTGCCTTGTTTTGTGGTGTTATATTATTAGGTTCAATAATGTCTTTAAAATTTAGAGGTGGTGTTCCAGTTACACAAATTTAATTAAAGTTAAAACTTAAAAATATTTTATTTAAAAATATAAAATATGTTTAATATTAATAATTTTTTAACAACACCTCAAAAAATTATACTTGAGCATAATTTTAAAAATTATTTGTATGATTCTGTAAATAAATATAATAAATTAACAAATGAGATAAATAAAAAAAAAGAAATAAAAAATATTTTATATGAGAATTCTTTAATTAAAACTACTAATCATTCACAATATGAATTAATTAATAATTCTAAATATCATAATTTTATTTTTATTATTTCAGTTGTATCAATAGGAGCTTTAATATTTTATAAAAGTAAATAATAAGATTGTTTTCTTTCTATTTATATATAAATGAACCAAAATCAAAAATCAAAAAATAATGATAATAATAATAATAATGATGATGGAACAAAATCAGTAGTGCTTAGTTTAGAAAAACTTAGTAAAGAATATGATATAGTTTTAATTAAATACAATCAAGCTCAAAAAGATTATATAAATTTTCTTAAAACACAGTCATCAAATAATATGTGCTCTAAATATAATTCAGAAAGTAAAGAAATTGACCAAGCATGTTACGATGAAATATGGAAAAAATCTGGGTGTACTACAACTGGAGTTGTTAGCGCAAGTACTGATTACTCTAAGGCACAAACACTTAATGGATTAATTTATGATTCTTTTTTATGGGCTACAATGACTGATTCACGACATAGAGATGGTTGTTATGGAACAACTACTAATTTTAATACAGCAACTGAGCCAAATTATAATATAAATTCTGAACCATTAACAGATATAAAAGGAACTACATTTTGGGGGTCTGGAAAACTTAACGAGAGTGAAGCAAGTAGTATAGAAGAATGTAAAGCAAGGTGTTCAGCGGATGAGTCATGCACAGGCGCAACATATAATCCTGATAAAGCGTATTGTTGGACAAGAACAGGTGAAGGGGCTCTAAGCCCCGGAATGCCTAATGATTACGCAATCATACCAGAAAATCTAAAATACTTAAAGGTAATTCAAGGGTTATCAGAAAAATTAGAAAGTATTAATCAAGATATATTAAAAACAATGAATAAAGGAGAGCCTTTATATAGTCAACAAGAAATAGTAAGAAAGCAACAAACAGCCGTTCTTAATCATAATTATAAAAAATTAACAAAGGAAAGAGAAAAAGTAGAAAAAACAATTAAAAAATATCAAGATTTAAATAAATCTCAAAATGAAGGAGAAATAGTAATAACAAAAAATTACTCGGCATTTATTGGGTCAGTTATAGTATTTTTATTTATTGTATTTTTGTTTATACAAATTTTACCAGCTACACAAACTATACAACAAGGCGGTGGTTTAAAAAATAATACATATTTTTTTATATTTATAATAATATTAATTACTTTTATAATTTGGGGTAAATATAATATAAATACATAAACAAATGGATAAAATAAATAAAACGTTTAAAACAGATGAAACCCCTATTACATGTCCTTACTGTAATGAAATTCAGTTAACTTTGATTTCAGTTACAATTTGCGAAGCAGTCAATTCATTATGGTATAAATGTTCGGTAAATAAAACATGTAAATTATTTCAAATTAAAAATATATAATATTGTTTTCTTTATATAATGAGTAATTCTGATATTCAAACTTTAACTCAGCAATATAATAATACATTAAGTCAATATGAAGAAACATACCAAGATTATATTTCTTCTCTCAATAACTCTCCAAAAAATACTGATTATTCTCAGTATAATTCAAAATTAAATGACTTAAATCAAACATTAATAGATACAAATAAAAAAATTTCAGATATTATTAATCAAAGTTATTCTAGTTATGAAAAGGATTCACAAAAAAATCAACAACAAAATCAAATTCTTCAGCAAAATAATAATACTTTAATGGATGAAAAATTACATATAGAAAAAATATCAAAAGAATATGCTATAATAAATTCCGCAAACAAAGATACAAATCTTAATGTTACTCAAGAACATTCAAAATATATTGTATTAGTATTTATAACAATACTTTTAGTTGTGTTATTATTGAAGTATTCTATTACAGGGTCACAGCAAGTAGGCGGTGGTAATAAATTTATAAATGAAGCTATTTTTTTACTAATATTAATAGTGGTATCTATAGGTTTAGCACCTCTTGTTAACAATATAAATGCTTATGTATTTATAACGTTAGTAATTATATCATATATAGTAATTAAAATGAAAATAATAAATAATAGTAATTAAAATGAAAATAATAATTAAATTACGTATAAAATAATTAACTAATTAATATTAGTTAATTATATATATTTATATTAATGAATAGTATTGTAAATATGTTTAGTGTTTTAGATAACTCTGTAGAAAATAAAAAAAGTAAACATTATGAAAATAAAAATAATTTAATATCTACTCCAGCATTAAATCAAGGAGCAAATTTTAAAAATTATCAAAATAAAATTAAAAATAATCTTAAAAAAAATATTAATTATGTTAATAGCAAAGAAGGATTTCAAAATTCAAATACATCTTCTGATACATCTGCTAATACATCTTCTGATAGTTCATATCAACTCGCTGAACAATCAAAACAAATTTTAAGTGAAACTAGTTCTGGAACAGATAGTTCTTTACAAAATGAATATAATATAATTTTATTAGCATATCAAAAACTATTATCAAAAGTATCAGGTGGAACAAATGATTATATTAATAGAGTAAGCCCTACAAATACATATTTAAATAAACTTATTCATTGGACTGACCCATTGGCTAATGGTGCCATTATGTATGTTACAAACCAAGGTGTAGCGAAACCAATTAATAATCCTAAAATTTTAAAAAGTATTTTAGGTGTAAATGGATGTCCAACTATGAAAAGTATGGTCAGTATTTCATTACCTTGGGATTCATCATATATGACAGAAGGAACTACAATTCCAACTAAACCTACATTAGTTGTAGGACCTCTTATGACTACAGGAGAATCATGTGGAAATGAAGGCAATAATATTTACGTTGATACATTGCTAACTGATTCAACCGCAACTTACAATGGATGTTATGGAGATGACGCTTCAGCGCCTACTATGACTTTTATTGGTGGAGCTCCATCATCTAATTTAGGCATACAAAATAGTAATTTTGACCAACCTGTCAAATCAAATAATACATATGAATATATTACAAGTCAAACTAAAATTCCTAGTTGGAATTTTAATGGTACTGTTTTAGTAAATAATTCTAGTGCTTGGGGGTATCCAACACCATATCCTAATGGAAATCAATGTGCGTGTATTCAAAATACAGCATATATGGAACAAACATTAAACCTTAGTACTGGTAGTTATACTTTATCTTTTATGGCTTGTGGTAGACCATCTACTGGAGCAAATCCAACAGATATTCAACTAAATGGAGCTACATTTTTTTCCGTTACACCAGCTAATACTTGGACTAGTTATTCATCTTCTTTTAATGTTACCACAAGTGGAAATAATACTATAAAATTTATGGGGAAAAATTCAAGTGGTGATAAATCATCTGCTTTTCAAAATATTTCATTAGATACTAGTGGTGTTAGCACAGCTTTAGGAACTTATACTTATGATATGTGTAAAAATTCGGCTATTGATGGTGGATACAAATATTTTGCTCTTCAAAATGTTAACACAGAAACTAGTATGGGATATTGTGGTGTCTCAAATGATAATGTTAGTGCTACAAAAAATGGCACAGGATATGTAACAACAAATATTGTTTCATTATGGGATCCTAAGGCTTCTGGAATAGGAAATACTGCGAGTTTAACAGACCAAGGAACAATAACCATATATAACTCAAGTAATGCAGCAATTTATAATACACCAACAGATTCGTCGCTTAGTTCTGGTGGATATATTGGCTGTTATAAAGATAATAAAAAAAACAAAAGCAGTAGAGCTATGGCAAACACATCAAATGATAAATATTATTCATTTGATACATGTAAACAATACGCAATAGACGGTAATTATACTTATTATAGTTCAGTAAATAAAAATAAAAATAATAATGGTTGGTGCACAGCAAGTAATGATTTAGCCGCTGCTCAAAGATATGGTGTAGCAAATAATTGCACCACAGATGCTTCTGGTAATTATATGGGTGGCAGTTTATCAAATGCTATATATTCTATGGAAGAAACTGGAGTTTATTATTTAATTCTTCAAGATGATGGAAATATGGTTATATATAAAGGAAATAGCCCAGATGATAATCAAGGACAGATTTGGTCTTCTGATACATCAGGAAAACAACAACAACCTAATTCACTTTATACCGCAGATAAAGGTAAATACGGAAAAAATTGGATAGCATCCGGTTCTACATTAGCATCAGGCGATTTTGTTGGTTCAACAGATGGTTCAATTTATTTAATTATGCAATCAGATGGCAATTTAGTTCTTTATACATCTACAACTGCTGAAAATTGTAAAAAAATGAATGATGGAAATACAGGTGGCGGGTCTTATGGAAATGCCTTATATGAGTTATCATCAGTTGGTATTCCCGGCAATATTGGAAAAGTAGCATATGTTGATTCAAACTCATTATTATATCCATATCCAGATTCCAATTTAGGATTATCAAATGATTATAATATATATTCTAATTATGATTCAGGAGGAAATGATTTATCAGGTGCTTCATTTGATAATGCTACTGTAGATAGTTGTAAAACAGCTTGTAATAATAATAATGATTGTTATGGATTTGTATTTAATAAACAAACAAATAGATGTATCCCAAAAGGTAAAGGGATGTATCCAACTGGACAAAAACAATCGTATAATGGGGCTGATTTATATACTAGAACTCCAAAAATAATTAATCCTCCCACAGGTGTTAGTAATAAAATATTCAATACAGATTCGTTAACATATAATAATTATACAAAAAGTAATAATGATATTGGAGGTAGTTCATTTGGGTTATCAAACGCAAACAGTGTAGAAAAACAACAATTAGACCAATTAAAAACAAGATTAGACCAAATATCTCAACAATTAGCAGATAATACTGGAAGTTTAAATACGGATGGAATTAAAGTAGAAAATCAATCAACGCTTCAAACACAAAGTATTGGAAATTATTTAAAAGAATATAAAAATACAAATAACCAGATTAAAAAATTTAGCTCAGGTATGGAGGGAATTGTTCATGATAGTGATATAATTGTTTTAAAAGAAAATTATAATTATTATTTTTGGAGTATTTTAGCAGTTGGAACTGTTTTAGTTACAATGAATATTACAAAACAATAATTTCAAATTTAAATATATTATATAATTATCTTCTTATAATTTATATAATATGTCAAATACAAATGGTCAATTACCAAATGTTCAAGAAAATACAAGTCAAATTTTAAATGACATACAATCTCTTCAAACTCTTGAGCAAGAACTATTTAATAGTTTAGAAGAAAACACCGGTCTAACAACCGAACAACAAAAAAAAGTGGTTGAAAAAATTAATGGTATTTCAAAAATGCGTATTAATTTATATGAAACATTAAATGGTGTAAATAGTTTTTTTCAGAATGCTCTTGCTAATTCTAAAGGAACATTATCAGAACAAACATCAGCAATTGATATTGTTGAAAAAGAATTAAATTCTTCAAAAAAACGTTTAAAAGTGCTCGAAGAAGAAAAGAACAATAAGATAAGGCTTGTAGAAATTAATGATTATTATGGTCAAAAATATTCTGAACATTCTGATTTAATGAAAACTATTGTTATTATGTTAATTCCAATACTTATTTTAGCGATATTACACAATAAAGGAATACTTCCTACTAATTTTTATTATATTTTAATTGCTATCATTGCTTTAATTGGTGGAATATTTATATGGAGAATTGTTTTTTCAATTATACTAAGAGACCGTATGAATTATCAAGCATATGATTGGTATTTTGACCCTAGCACTGCTCCTACATCTACATCGACATCAACAAAAGACCCATGGGAAAGTAAATCTTCCAATTTTGGAGGTTGTATTGGCGACGCATGTTGTTCGGATGGTTTAGAGTATGATTCTGGTTTAAATCAATGTATAGTTTCTAATAGAACAACAACAACAACAACAACCAGTTCTAATAATAATATGAACAGTAATTCACATAACAACCAAAATACAACTGAAACATTTATGAATAATATTTTTACAAAAACATTAGGTAATTTTAAAAAACCTGATGTTATTTTAGGTGGTGAAAATATTATGTCAAATAATAGTAATAGTTTTATTAATTATAAAAAGTTTTAAAATCTTTATAAATGTATAATATAAGTATAATATGTCAAATAATGTTGATGTAAATAAATTTAATGATTTTTTAGATAATGCCAATAATGTTTTGTCTTGTGACGCAAATTGTCAAGAACGAAAAAATAAAAAAGAACTTAAAAAAAAATATTTAGAAGCAAAAACAAATTTATTAACAGCACCTAATCAAGTTGAGACAACTTATAAAAATTATTTAACATATACTGAAGGTGATTCTGCTTATAGTGAATATAAAGAAAATGAACTTAAACAAAAAGCAGAATTAATAATTAAAACTTTTAAATCAAATTTTAGCGAATCAATAGAAAACGCTAAAGAATCTTACGATACTTATGTTGGTCTTTTATTAAATTTTACGCATGTTGTTGAATTATATAAAAAATTAGTTAAAGAAAATAAGATACTAGAACTTGAAGTTAAAAATAAAACTTCTGACGCATTAACAAATGATAGAAAAACATATTATGAAGACCAAAGTATTGATACTTTAAAATTTTATCATATGATAATTTTAATTATATATATAATTTGTTTAATAGTTTTTGCGGTGTCAATATTTGTGTTTCCATCAACATCATCTAGGGCATCATTAATAGGTATACTAGTTTTTTTTATAATTTATCCTTTTATTTGTATAAGAATATTTAACTTTTTTTATTATCTTAAAAATGTATTAATTAGTGTATTTCTAAATAATTTTTATAAGGATATTTAAATTTTAATAAATAAAAAAATTATTTTTTATTTATTAGTTATTTATTTATTAAATATTAATTATTTATTTAATTCTTCAATATCATCTGTAATATCAGGATGAATGAATTTAATACCACCCCAACCAGTTTGTTTAGATTGACCAAATTTTTTATCTAAATAATCATATAATTCTTGTCCCTTTGGAATTTTTCTACCAGATTGTTCTTGTGAAAACCACAATTTAAAATCTTCCATTAATCCACGTTTACCAATTACATCTTTTGAATCTCCAGTTTTTATAATTCTTTCGGAAACAAATGCCGCAATATTATCTTGACCTTTTCTATATTTATTTGAAGCACTCATTACGATACCACAATCCTCTACAACTCCATTTGTTTCAAATGTTTTTTTAACAAGCATACTCATAAAAACTGGAGCTAATTCAGGTAATCTATCTTTTAATGATTTATCTTTTGGAAATACAAACTCCGTGTCATCTGTATGTTCTTCACCTTCATCAACAAATTTAGACAAGAAATCGCATTTTCTAATACGTCTCCATGTTCCATCATCATTACTCGTAATATCAAACAATGAATTAGTACAAACAACAAGTTTAAACTGCGGCTCAAAAATTTCACTTTCACAATAAAGCGCACGACCTTGAACCGGGTCACCACCTGTTAATTCTTTCATAATGCCTTCATTAATTTTAGTATCTTTTGATGGTTCTTGCATAACAGCATATCTTATTCCCTTTAACTGAATAATTTCAGAAGAAGTACCGCCAATTGCGTTTCTTTTTTCAGTTACAAGTGTAATAGGAACAGTGCCTTTATATTCACCTAGAGCATGAGACATCAAGTCAGTTAATATTGATTTACCATTACTTCCACTGCCATGATAGATATTAAATGTTTGATTTAAATTTGTACCAATTAAACAAGATGCTAAATGTTCCCACATATATTTATTAAGTTCAGGAATAGGAAATAATTTTTCCATAAATGATGATAACTCATTACTAGTTTTTTCCATATCTGAATTATATTCAACGTAATTAATTCCACATGATTTTGTTATATAATCCTGTGGATAACCATCTCTAAATTTTTTTGTTTTGAAATCAATTACACCATTATTGAAGCACAATAAATATTTGTTTGTATCCATATTTTTTACAAAATCTTTATCATAAAATATTTCCATTGCTTCTCTCATCACATTATTTTTATCATTTGTTCTTTTTAAATCAACCATTATTTCTGAAATTGCTTTTGATTTTTTTCTAAGATGTTCTACTCTTTCATCATTTGGGTCAAATTGTTGCATTTCTGCTGACACACTTTCATTTTTTTTAGCATATAAATTATACATATCTTTTGATATTGCGAATCTTAATGTCATTCCTTTATCAGTTTCCCATCGATGATTTTTAAATGTATGCCACGTTTTATTTGTAATGCTACTACATACATATTTATCACTAAACATTTTATGTAAAACTTGAGCTTTATCAAATTCGGTTTTTGAAAATAATGTTTCTTCCATAAAATAATCAATGGTCGTGTGTTTAACTTTTTCATACTCATCAAACGCATCTTGCTTTGCCCAGTATACAATAGAACGTTTAGTAATACCATTTTTTTTATTTTTCATTTTACTCCACTCATTATATAATCCTTGGATTGAATTGTAATCAAAATCACTTGCCTTACTTCTTAGCATAACCCAAGATAAGAATAATCTATCATCTGTATGTTTCAAAGCAAATGCTATTTGTCTACTTAATAAATGTGAACCAGGTTCAAAATATTTTTCTGGTAATATTTGAGTATATTCATGTAATTCTTTAATATCATATTCAGAAGGTAACAAAGATTTTAGTAAATTATCAACTGCTTTTTTTAAAGTATCTTTATTTGTAATATCACTTAATGATATATTTTCATCATCCTCATCATCTTCAAAAATTAAATTTACTTTTGTTTTACTAGCCGGTCTCTTAATTTTGTGTCCTTTAGATTCTAGTCTTTTATTATAAGAATCTAATATTTTTGGATTTAGTTCAAATTTTGGATTTCCTTCATTTTGAACTGATAATTTAATAAAATTATTTTTTAAATCAAAGTCAGCGATTCTTTTTTCATCCATCATAAATTCACCGTCTGCCTTATCATATGTTATAATAAAATGTTGAGTTAACTCATAAGCTTCATTACCTGGTTTTCTAGAACCAAATAACTGCCAATTTGTTGTGCCTTTACTAATACCTTCATCTAATACTGATTCCCAACTATTAGTTAAAGGAAGCTCCCATATTTCAGCCAGTTTTTCTACTATTTTCTCACGAAGCATCGTCTGAATAGTATGGTCAATTTGAATTCCAAATATCATATGAATGCCATCTTTTGTTAAACTTCCATCTTCTAACCTATTTACATTTGGTTTTTCAAATATAAATACATCAAATGGTTTATTTTCTTCAAAAATAAAATATGCCTTAATTTCTTCCAAATACAATAATATCATATCTTGAATATGTTCCTTTGAATGTTGTCTTGAATCTACATCATAATTATATCTAAAATCAAAATCAACTGCCATAGGACCAATATTTTCTAATTGTTTTTCTGTTAAATATTCTTTTCTTTTTTTTACAAATACATTATCATAATATAGGCTATGAAATATATTTAATTCTTCTTTTGGTATTGAATAAGATCCAGCAAATATGTTTAAATTTTTATCTTTATCGCCAATTCTTGTATGTGTAACTGGTAAACTTTTATCATTCTTAGCATTATGCTTTGCTAAGAATTCGCTTAAATCTTTAAAATTAGATGTTGTCATATTCATTGTTAGTTAATATACTATACTAATATATTTCTATTTCAGTTTTTTTATAATTTAATAATTAAATAATTATAAATAACATATGTTAAATAATATAATAATATATATGTGCTTATTTAAATGATTATATATTACAAAATTGATATAAAAATACATTAATATAATAATATAATGAGTAATTTTATTTCAAAAGAATCTATTAATAGATTATTAAAAGATGTCAAACATATTATTAAAAATCCTTTAACTGATAATGGTATTTATTATATTCATGATGATACAGATTTATTAAAAGGATACGCATTAATTATTGGACCTGAAGATACTCCTTACTACGGGGGTAATTATTTTTTTGAATTAAAATATCCTTTTGATTATCCTCATACTCCTCCAAAAGTTACTTATTGTACTAATGGTGATGATGTAAGATTTAATCCTAATTTATATAAATGTGGTAAAGTTTGCGTTTCATTATTAAATACTTGGAAAGGTGAACAATGGACTTCATGCCAATCTATTTCAACAGTTTTACTTACTTTATGTACTCTTTTGTGTAAAGACCCATTATTAAATGAACCAGGTGTCTCAATAACACACTCAGATATGAAAAATTACACTGATATTATTGAATATTCAAATATTAATATTGCCATTTGTAGTATTGTTGGTAAAAAAACTGGAGTTTATCATAGTTTTTTTGAAAATTTTGAGCCTTTTATAAAAGAAAATTTTCAAAAAAATTATGATAAAATAATAAATTTTGCTGAAAAAAAAAATATTGAATTTGTTAATAAACCGGTTATAACAACGGGATTTTATGGTATGCGAATTAAAATTGACTATGAAAAAGTAATTGAAAAATTGAAAGAAAATAAATTATTAATAAGTTAATTGTTATTTTTAAAAATTACATTTATTATTTAAAACAAAATTGAAATAAATATATAATATTAAAGTATATTATATATTAATCATGCACTTCTGTACCGTTTGTAATAACATGTATTATCTTAGGATTGATGAACAAAATCCTAATAAATTAGATTATTATTGCCGCAATTGTGGTAACGAAGATAAAATATTGGCACAAGATAATATGTGCGTATCTAAAACTTTTATAAAAAAAAGCGATAATTCATTTAATCATATTATTAATGAATATACAAAACTAGACCCAACACTTCCAAGAGTTAGCACAATTTTGTGCCCTAATTCTGAGTGTGAAACAAACACAAATAAGAAAAAAAGAGAAATAATATATATAAGATACGATGATACAAATATGAAATATGTTTATTTATGCTCTGAATGTTCTACAATTTGGCAAACAAATAATGTATAATAAAATAACTACATAATAATAACAAAAATTTAAATATATTTTTTTATTATTAAATACATTTTTTATTATTAAATAAAATTGAAATATTATTATTTAAAAGTATCTTTAGTAAATATATTAAACAACAATGAGCGATAACGAAAATTATTCTACCGGTGAAAGTGATAATGAAGATAATGGATATTCTGATGATGAAAAAATAATTACTAAAAAAGTTGGTGGAACTATAGAAGATATTGAATCTTCTGATGAGGAAGAAGAAGAAGAAGAAGCAGAAGGTAAAATTGTGGTTGACGATGATGATTATTATGATGACAAAGTTGGTGGAGCTTTATTTAACGGAGTAGATTTTGGTTCTTCTGATTCTGAAAAAGATGATGAATCAGATGATGATGATGAAAGTGAAAATGAAGATATTTCTTCAAGCGCAGTACCCAAATCAAAAAAAACAGCAAAAATAACAGTTGACCCTATTTTAGACGAAGATGAATACGAAAATGATGATGATGACGAAGAGGACGAAAATTATTTACAAAAATTTGACAGTGAAATTAGTAAAAATTATATATCTGAACAACACCCTGAATGTGCTATTCATAATTATGATGAAATTGCTAAATTAACAATTATAGTTAGAGACAATGATGGTATAATAGTTGACCCACTTCATAAAACCTTACCATTTATGACAAAATATGAAAGAGCAAGAGTTCTTGGACAAAGAGGAAAGCAAATAGAATGTGGAGCAAACCCACTTATTAAACTTCCTGAAGGTATAATTGACGCACATATTATTGCTGAATTAGAGTTACAACAAAAAAAAATACCTTTTATTATAAGACGACCTCTTCCTGGGGGAGGTAGTGAATATTGGAATTTAAAAGACCTTGAAATGATTTTGTTTTAAATAAGTTCTTTAAGTTACTTTTTCAATATATATTGTAAAATATGTAAAAAACTGTCGGAAAAGTCCAGGATAAAAAGTGAAAATGGACATTTATAAATGTCCATTTTTGAAAAGGCCCTTAAGACTTTTGGAAAAAAAACAATTTGACTGCATAAAATATTTTTAAGGTCTGACAATAATTTATAATTTTTTTATTTTGTTACCATATTTTTTTTATAATTTATTTTTAAAAGTATTTAGGAACTTTTTTTGTTAACAATATATATAACAAATGTTGACAAATTCAGTTCAAAAAGTTCCGCATATTTTTGTTAGTGAAATTTGTGACTATTCAACATCACGTAAAAGTCAATATGATAGACATAATTTGACCAGTAAGCATAAAAAACTAACAAATTTTAACAAATTAAGTTCTGAAAGTTCCGATATTTTTAATTGTAAAAATTGTGATAAAACTTACAAATCACGTGTTGGATTGTGGAATCACAAAAAAAAATGTTATAACCTTGTAAATAAAAATATTTGTAAAGAAATAAAAGAAGAAATACAAGAAAATGAACCAACTGACAAAGACCTTATTATGATTTTAATTAAAGAAAATTCAGAATTAAAAAATATGATGATGAAAGTTATAGAAAATGGAACAAACAATATTACAAATAATACAAATAATACAAATAATTCACATAATAAAACATTCAATCTTCAGTTCTTTTTAAATGAAACTTGTAAAGATGCAATGAATATTATGGATTTTGTTGATTCTATTAAGATTCAACTATCCGATATTGAAAGTATTGGCCAATTGGGGTTTGTTAATGGAATGTCTAAACTTATTATTAAACATCTTAACGCATTAGATGAAAATATGAGACCGGTTCATTGTAGCGACCCAAAAAGGGAATCGTTATATGTTAAAGACGCAAATGTTTGGGAAAAGGAAGACCCTGAAAATAAAAAAATAAAAAAAGCAATTAAATATATTTCTCATAAGAATATTTGTGCTATTCCTGAATGGAAAGCAAAATATCCAGACTGTATTTATAGTGATTCCAAAAAAAGTGACCAGTATAATCATATTATTATAGAAGCAATGGGAGGTTCAGGAGACAATGATGCCGAAAAAGCAGATAAAATAGTAAAAAAAATAGCAAAGGAAGTTATAATTGATAAAAGCAATTGATAAAAATATATAAATTTTAAATTTTATTCGGTTATTTCAAGTTTAATATAAAAACCAGGCCACTTATTGTTATTAATAAACTTATTGTAATATCTTGTTTCTTCTTCTTCCATTTTAGGGGCATCTTCTGATTTTACTCCTGGAATTTCTTGACACATTTCAATAATGTTAATTGAATAATTCTGGTAGTCTCTCTCGTCTAAATTAAAATCTTGTATAATCCATTCCTTGACTATACTTAAAAATTGTGTAATAGTCCAATTAATTTTAATATTGTAATATATTGTATTTGTTGTGTTTGCTTCTTTAAAATAAACTGTAACCCACTCATTTGTATCATCACAATGAATGATATTATTTGATGATTGTTGAATTTCTGAAATTCTTAAATACATATTATTTGCTAGAGTCATTTTAGTTTGATGATTAATAATTTAACTAATATTATTAATTATCATTTCAATTTTTTTATTAATATAAATCAATTACTTATTCTAAATAATAAATTATATTTAAATGTATTAAACAAAATTGTTTAATTTATTAAATGAGTAATTTAGATAATTTTACAAAATCATTTGATAATTTATTTATTACAACTATACAAAATATATTAGGAAGCAATCTAACAATTTGTAAATGGAGTTTTTTATTCACTTCTATTGGGATTGGAATAAATGTAGTAATAAATTCATTTTATTTGATTAAAATAAATAATGAAAATAATATATTAAAAAGTAAAATAAATTTATTATTAAATGAAACTAAACTAATAAATGAAAACAATATAACAATTTATGAAATTTTAAAAAAAAATACATTAAAAACAGATATGTTAAAAACAGATATGTTAAAAACAGATATGTTAAAAACAGATATGTTAAAAACAGATATGTTAAAAACAGATTTAATTATTGAAAATAAAAAATTTTTATTAAATGAATATCAAGAATTAGATTATGAATATTTATATGCTTAAATATAAAAATTAAAATAAAAATTTATTATAATAATGTTTAATATATTTAAAAATATTAATAATTTAGTTATACGTTTTTTTAATTTTATTTCATCTAAAACAAATTCTGAAAATAACTTTGATAATGATTTAGAAAAATGTGATTTAGTACATTTTGATTCGCCATTATATAGTGATAAAACTATATTTACTGAATAAATAAAAAATATTTATATAAGTTATGTTAGTAACAGCAAATAAAATACCCAAAAACAATATTGTTTGGAAATATAGCAATCCAAAAAAATCACAAAAATTAGCATATAAATATTTTGGCAAAAATGCGATTATTTATAGGTCTACTAGAAAAAATAAAAAATATATGATTCAGGATGACAAAGGACACTGGGTTCATTTTGGACAGATTCCTTACCAAGATTATACGAAACATAAAAATTTAACACGACGCAAAAATTATCTTACGAGAAGTGGTAAGATTTGTGGCGATTGGAAAAAACATAAATATTCGGCAAATAATTTAGCTAGAAAAATTTTATGGTAAATAATTATTTTCTTTTAGATTTTCGTGTTCTTTTAGATTTTCGTGTTCTTTTAGATTTTTGTGTTCTTTTAGATTTTTGTGTTCTTTTAGATTTTTGTGTTCGTTTAGATTTATAACCACCATCAAATTGTTGACTGTTACTAGGAGTGCTATTAAGAGAACTAAACGCACTAGCTACTGTAGTAGCATCATCATCATCATCATAATCAGAAGCCAGACGAGCATTACCTTCTTCACATATAAAATCTACAGCATCAGCAATCCAATGCGCAACATTATCCTTGTTATCGCAAGTAAAATGTCCATTACTATCTCTTTGTAAAATTAATTTAGGATTACTATCAGCTGAATTATCAAATATAAAAACATTTGAAACTATTGAACTAGGTATTAATACATACTGACTAATAACTCCTCTAACTTGCGCATGTGTGCCTGATATTCTTTTATTTTCGAAATCTGACAAAGCTGAACCATCAACAGAAAGTGTACCACTAGAGTGTCCATCTTTTATTCTAGAAAATACTCTTTCCAACGCAACCTCTGTTTCAATAAGAACAGCACAAATTGATATATCATATCCATCCATTAATGCTCCGGCTATTTTTTTTTGATAGTCTAAATATGATCTTCCGGTAGCATCGTAGATTATATCTCTTTTATATCGTTTTGCTAACTCAAAAAAATAATCATTTGCGTTATTTGTCGGTTTTCTACAATCATCTGAACTATGATAAACTTGTTCATTAATTGGATCTGGATTTATAGTAATCCAATCTATATCTTGAAATTGTGGTTTAGCTTTTACTTGTGCTAAACATGTAGATTTTCCAGCACCTGACCCACCAACCATAAAAATAATTTTAGGTTTTTGACCAGCATTTAATCTTGGGTTTGGTTCATTTAAATGATTTTCACTAATAAGTCTCTGTAAATTACTAAATACATCTGGTAAATTAGCACGACAATCTGGTGTTTTAGTTAATATCTCTTTATGAGCATTCACAAATTCATCAAAGTTCATTATATTATACTAAAATAAAATAAAATAAAATATAATATGATATAACAAAATATAAAGAATTTCCCACTACTATTATAATGAAGGTAGCTCTTTGTTTTATTATTAGTTATGAACATATTTTAAACAAAGAACATATTTGGCGTGAATGGATTGAACCAAATAAAGACATTATAAATGTATATTTTTATTACAAAGA